GCACTGCCACTGCAGCAATCTTTAGTCCAAACTCGTTTAGTGTTTTTGCTAGTTTTAGTAACTCGCACTGTGGGTCGCGTTTATAGCTACCCGCGCTAATGCCAATTACAGAACTTGAAACCGATCCTCCGTACCCAATTAAGCAGCTGTCGTTTCCGCCAGACATAAATGCGGGACTTATGGCACTGGGAGGTGGTGTAGAACCTGGTGCATTACCATTGTAAGTTGTTGAGTTAGTGGTACTTTGATTGTTGCTGTTATTAGCAACGTTAGTACCTTGTTGGTTATTAGAAAGATTATCCACCGTGGTGTTACCACTGGTGTAGTTGCTTTGAGCCACGGCGGATAAGGAAACGGCTAGCGTGATAGTGGCTAGCCAGATTTTCATTGTTGGAAGTATTGTTTAATTGCGTTAGCTACATCTTCGTTAGTCCAGTTGGTGGTGTAAGCACCGCCTTGCTGAACTGTAACCCAGTATTTAAAGCTGGGGTTATCTCCTAGTTGTACAAAAGCTCGCAAGCTATTACTTTCTACACTATCGTCAATTTGTAGAATGCGTACAGTTTGAGCCGCATAGCGCTCCTGCGCTACGTGCTCGGTGTTTAGGGTTACTTGTGGAAAACTCATTGTTACTCCTGTACAGCGTCAAGCTGTTGTTGTGTAGGTTGTGGTAAAGTTGGATGATTCCATTGATATATATATGCACCATTTCCGTCTGAATCGTTACGAAGCATAATAGATCCTGTCAATGGTTTAAATACTTCAACAGTTAGTTCCGGATAAATATTTAGGATTTTTTCATATAGTTCCATGTTAAGTCCTTACCCAAATCGCTGAGAATACAGTACCTTGTGAACTTGCTTCAACAACTGTACCGTCAGTCCAAACATATCCTTCAATATAATCTGTGCTACCATTTAAATAGACAAGACCCCCTGTAGACATATAAGAACCGCCAGATGCCCAACCAGCTGTTAAATACTCAGTGCCATTTTTCCAAATTGAAACAATTGCTTGATTAGTACAACCAACATTAATATTGACTGTGTAATAGCCAGCTTTTTGTGGCGTAAACCTATAATTAGTAGTACTATCAAAAGCGTTATCTGTATCCCACGTTTCAGTATTAAACTGAACTTTATTCCAACTATTTGCACTTACAGTTTGACTTGATGTTCCTCTATAAGCCCTGAACGTAGGGCCAGTTGTATAAGTCGTATGGTTACTAGAATCTAAAACGTTTCTCCAAGAAGTCCATGTTCCGCTTTCACGGCCACGGATAGCAACTTGACCAGTTCTGTAGCCACCAAAAATTTGGTGCATAGATCCGGTATTGTAAGTAGAAGTGTATATACAACCATAAGTCTGCCCGAATAAGGTTTGTGATGTAAGAGTTCTCCAACCAATTTGGGCTGTAGTAGTATTATTTGCAGCTTGCGTAGTAGAAATACTATCAATTTTTAGTACATCAATACCTACAGGAATGTTGCTAGTTGTCCAGTCAATACCCAGTCCTGGAATACGGAATCTTGTTATACTGGCGTTACCTAGTGTTATTTCATTAGATACTGTACCGCCTGTTGCTTGTGCATTATCACCAAGTATTAAATTATTTCCGCCTGTTGTGACGTTCTGACCTGCATACCTTCCTACAAAAGTATTACTAGACCCTGTAGTCAAAGTCTGACCAGAATCTCTACCAATTAAAGTATTCTGAATACCAGTGGTTAAACTAAATCCTGCACTACCGCCAACTGCTGTATTACTGTAACCTGAAGTTTGAGCTTGTAGTGCCCTACTTCCAACAGCCACACAAGAATAGTTATTACCAGTGCTTGATTGCATAGCCATACGACCAATAGCCACCACAGATGCAAGATCTGAACCAGTACCATCAAAAGAAGCTAGTGCATCAACTCCAATGGCCACTGCATTACTACTAGTAGCTAATGACCCTCCTGCATTTTGGCCAATTAAAATATTGTTGGCACCTGAAGTTATTACATCACCAGCAAGATAACCAATTGCTACGTTACCAACACCAGTAATACTTGCGTTACCTGCCCCTTGTCCAAGGGCGACTGTAAAAGGCGATGCGCTAGCAGTAATACCTATTAAGCTTGCCGGCGCACTAGTCCAGTCAATGCCCAGTCCTGGAATACGGAATCTTGTTATACTGGCGTTACCTAGTGTAATTTCATTAGATACTGTTGAAGATGAAGAAGCGGCTGTATGTCCAATAAGGATGTTATTGCTGCCACTGGTTAAGTTGTTAGTACCACTATTACCAGCGTTTCCACCTATTACAACGTTATTTGCACCAGTTACGTTATACCCTGCCTGGCTACCAACCATTACGTTATAGTTATTAATAGCTAAGCTAAAACCGGCGTAAGTTCCGATTGCCGTGTTGTGTTGCCCATACTGTAGCGAGCATAGCGATTGATACCCTATAGCTATAGAGTAGCTACCTCCCTGATTAGTGGTATTGTTAAAACCAAAAGCTTGATGCCCAATACCTACAGCATATGCCGGATTAGCGCGTCTACCAGCTTGTGCACCAATAAATACGCAGCCTGTATTTATAGCATATTGTCCGGCCCCATATCCAATAAGAACAGTAGAATCGTAGCCAATACCTCCACCATCAACCGAACCTGCGTTTGAGCCTATTGCAACATTGCCGCCACCACTAATATACTGATACTTTAGAGCGTTGTAACCAACGGCTACGTTATCGTCAGTCTGTGTAGCGGAATTTAAAGCTTCATAGCCAATTGCTACGTTGTATAAACCCAAAATTGGGTGTATATTGGTGCCTGCCCCCTGACCTAGTGCTACGGTATATGGTGAACCACTACTAGTTACACCTGTTAAAGAGGTAACTGAACCATTACTAGCTGCTGTAATCCGACCCTTTGAGTCTACGGTTATACTAGCTAAACTGTAGCTACCAGCTGTTACACCGCTGTTGGCTAGTGTAGCTGTAATTGCGGTACTGCCACTTCCACTAACGTCACCACTTAATGTAACGGTTTGATTACCTGTTAAGTATGTGCTAGTATCTAGTGACCAAGTATTTGCAGCAGTCTTTTTAAGTAGCCCGCTAGTACCTGCTAGTGCTGCAATAGCAGTTAAATCAGCATCTAGTGGTTGTGCATCCGTTATACCAAAACCACTCAATGTAGTAGGATTAGTACCAGCAGTAACCCTACCTTTAGCATCTACTGTTACGCTTTGATACGTGCCAGCAGTAACACCACTGTTTGCTAGTGTAAGTGAGATTGAAGTAGTACCACTACCTGATGCGTCTCCACTAATACTAATACTTTGGTTGCCGGTTAGGTACGTACTAGTATCTAATAACCAAGTATCTGCCGCGGTTTTCTTTAAGAATCCGCTGGTGCCTGCAAGTGCTGCAATCGCGCTTAAGTCTGCATCGTACGCCTGTACGTTTGTACCAATTGCCAGCCCTAAGTTAGTACGAGCAGTGCCAGCATCTGTTGCACCTGTTCCGCCTTTATTAACTGGAATGGTTGCACCGTTCCAGTTACTGCTATCGTCAACTACTGTTGATCCATTAATCTTTAATGCCATCTTCGCTCCTCCTTAGAACTCGGCGTATATTTAAGGCACTTCAGGCCAGAGTATGTTGTGCGGATCTGGCTGCTTAGTAATATCTCTTAAAGCTTGAACATAGGTATCTAGTTTAACTATATCATCTTGTGGAGGTATACCTAGTCGTACTTGACTAAAGTATCGAGAGATTCTCCACTCTACATTGGCAATTGTGCCGTCTCGTAACTCTCTAATAGACGCCCAGGTTTTGTCTAACTTTTGCTGATCTGTTAGGCCAGTAACCATCCAGTCAGTTCCGCTCCAACTTAATTCTTCATAAGCATTTAGTGTTGGAGGATCGCTTACAGGTACATATCCAGCATCTAATATTTCGGCAGCTGTAAAAGTGGCCTTATCGGTTACAGTTCTACCATCGGACAGTCTAATTCTATTTGGCAGTTCATTAGGATACTCGCCTCTATATGAGTATAACATTTTACCACTTTCATTCTGGACACTTTGATCCTGTTAATTGTATTTTTAATGGCACTATGCAGCCACATTTAGAGCACGTAAATATTTTAGACAAGTAATATGAACAACTTTCGCATATAAGTCTTTTTTTACTTGCATGCTCTGATTTTATAAAGTTTACAGTATCCCACATAGTTTATAGTTTGGTAACCTTTACACTTCCGTGTGCCCAGTCAGGTGCGTTTACAAAAGTATATGTTGAGTTGGAACTATAGCTGCCGCCTGCTCCTCCGCCTACCATATAGCCGCAACTACAAGCAGCCAAGCCTCCGCCTCCGCCGCCGCTGTAACCACCGCCACCGCCACCACAGTAGTTAACACCGGCACCACCTCCACCACCAAAACCGCCGCTTAGACTGCCACCACCGACAAATCCTTCACTATAGGTTTTAGAACCTGAGCCGCTACTTACATAACCATTTGTAAGAATACCTGCTCCGGCGTTTCCTACAGGCACACAAGAAGAACTAGCTGGCGCTCCGCCGCCGTTTCCGTTAGTTCCACCTGCACCGCCCATGAGGGCACCTTGACCTTTACGCCCAGAGGTACTATTTATAGCGTCTTTATTTCCTGCTTCTGTAAAACTGGCGTCATTTTTGCCTGCTCCACCACCGCCACCTGCTGCTATTAAACAAACACCAGCTTGCGTAAGCACAAAGGTACCACCGCCACCACCAGCATTGCCGCCACAAGAGCCTCCTACCCCATTACCACCAAGCTGGCCAACAATAATTATTAGTTTATTGCCCTGACTTAGGGTAAGGTTAGTTGTTATAATAGCAGCTAAGCCGCCTAGACTACTTACCCCATCATTACCGCCTGCGGCACCTCGAACTACAAACTCATAAGTTCCGGTTGCGGGTACAGTCCATAACTGGAATCCTTGGAAAGCACCTATATTAAAATACGCAGTATCGTTTAACCATGGGTTTGTGGTTGTATTATAGTTTGCTAAACAGTTAGTGCGTGTAGGCCCTGTGCCACCTGTAGCACCAGCGTTAGTGAAAGTAAAAGTACTAAAAGTATACAAACCAGCGGGCTCTGCTGTTCCAGTGGACGTATCTGATATAACAATGTTGCCTGAATTTACCAAAGTATTACCAGCGTACTTTACTCTAACTTGAAAAGTTTCTGTTCCCTCTGTATACCCATCGCTGTTAATTGTTGTAGTAATGGCCTTTTGATAAGTATTATCAACAGTAAAACTTCCACTGGCTACGGTAAAGTCTGTGCTAGTTAAAATTGTTGCACCAACTGTTACAATTTCCCAGTTTATTGTTTGTCCTATATCTATGCCTACAACACGTACAGTAAACGTAATAGTATCGCCCTCATTATAAGAGGTTGTAAGCAAATCTACAATAGCACCTGCAGATACTGTTGGCCAACTATTGTCTAATCTACTTAAACGAACGTCCACAGTATCGTGTAATCCTGGGGCGGCGTTAATGGCTGGTTTAGGAAAACTCCCTATTAAATTACCTGAACCTAACATTATAAGTCTCCGGTTAACGTACTAGGGAAAGCGCGTCCGTCTCCCCATATTATTCTCACAGCTCCACCGCCACCGTGACATCCTGGAGTAGTCATGCCGTCATTGCTTTGGCCTCCGCCTCCGCCTCCGTACAGCCCGCCTGTATTAGTGCTGCCACCAGCAGTACCTGTTGCAGACCCATTACCCCCGCCGCTACCACCTTGAGAGAATGTTGTGCCAGAAGCTCCGGCACCTAAAATGCCTACACCGCCGCCACTGCCAGAAGACCCGTTATTACTATTGTTGGCAACACTTTGTCCGCCTGCTCCACCACCGCCAGCTCCTGAACTTGTACCACCGTTACCGCCTGCTCCACTATATCCACCAGCGCCACCACCACCACCTGCAGTATCACCGCTACTAGTAGCGCCAGTTCCACCAGCTCCGCCGGTACCAGCTATTACTGTGCCGCCAGCTCCGCCAGCGTACGCAGCATTTGCAGTACTAGAAGTGCCTGTGCCCTTCTTCCCTCCACCGGCTGCTACAGTGCTAGTATTTATAAAGTATGAATCACCACCATCAGTAGCAGTGCCGCCAGCATTGGCCGAAAGGGATGTTCCTCCGGCTCCAACAACAACTGTATAGGAGCTACCTGGAGTTACTGCAATATTATTCTTATAAGCAAGGGCGCCTCCGCCTCCGCCCCCTCCTGACCAGTAGGCTGCACCTCCGCCACCTCCTGCTCCAACACACACAACACACACACTTGTAACGCCTGCAGGTGCTGTCCAACTGTAGGTACCCGGTGTAGTATACGCAGCCTGTCCCGGAAGTACTATTAAACTAAGGTTATGTGCTTTACGTAAATCTATAACTCCGGTACCGTCAGATTTTTTAGGACCAATTATATTACAGTTTCTTACGTATAGTTGTGGCATTAGCTTATTTCCTCATAAGAACATACTGCTTCTAAATACGAGTTAGCACTAGCCGTTAATCTAATACTATCGTTTTCTTCTAGATAAATACTAGTATCTTTTGAAATTAGTACTAGGGTTGCATCTGCTGGTACAGAGATAGTAAAAGCTAATCTGTAAGAAGTAGTTTGATTTTTATAAACGTCTGCCGTAATATCAGCAGCAGAGGTTCCGTTAACATTGGAAATAATTAACGAATTAATTTTTAAAATTTTTCCAGATCCGCTAGCGTTAGTTACTATGGAGGTTGCTGAAGTTGTAACCGCTAGGCCAGTTACTTTGCCGTAAATATTTGCTACATTAACTATATTTGGGTTTGCCATAACTAACCTTTATCCAAAAACTATAGCCATTGCTATGGCCTTACCTGTTGTTACTCCACCACTGCCTCCACCTCCTCCAGTAGCGGCTGGAATAGCAAAGTTTAAAATTAAATCTGTGGAGTCGCCTACGTTTGTTACAGCCGCCGGCGTTTCTGCGCTAACTGTTGTAACAGTACCAACTGTAATCGTAGGTACTCTTGCTCGAAACGTCGCTCCTAATAGTGATCGTAAACTTGCCATTATTTACCTCCTTTTAGTGCAGTTAGTTCTGCCTGTAATTCTTTTACTGCCTCAATAAGAACGCCAATAATACCACTATAGTTAACAGACTTAAAGCCATCAGAACCTGTAGCTACTAACTCTGGTAGTACCTGCTCTATTTCTTGCGCTATAACTCCAAGCGACGGCTTGTTATTCTCTAACCAGCTAAAACTTACTCCATTAATTGCAGCGATCTTTTTGCCTGCACCTGTAATTGGTGTAATATTTGTTTTATAACGAGCATCTGATAGCGAGTTAAAATTAGTGGCATTTAGCTGACCAGTACTTGGATTAAAATAAAGCTTGGTACTAGATACTTTGGTACTAGTTGCCGTGCCACTTGCTGCGGTTAGTATCGCTGGATAGTAGTCAGCATTTGTAGTAGTGTCATCACTGACTGATAGTCCAGCGGAGACCGTAGCCCAGCTAGTAGTGGTGCCGTTTGTGGTTAAGTATTTGCCGCTCTGACCACTTTGATCAGGTAACTCCATTGGACCTGTGTTTGCAAACACTTCCCAAGTCGTACCATCATAAATAATATCAACTGTAATACCTGCGACGTCCAGTGTAAGATCGCTAGCGCTTCCTTCAATAGTACTACCATTTCTAGCGATAGTTAGATTAGTAGTTTCCCAATTATTACCGTCAGCTACTCTGATGTAGTTACCGGTACTTGGCGTTGCAGGCAGTGTAATAGTAAACGTACCTGCAGTAGTATCCGCTATAAGTAGATCACCGTTAACAGCAGTATAGTTTGCAGTTTTTCTACTATAATTTACTACTGTAGAAGCACCGCTACTAGCCGAAGTTATTCTTCCCTTTGCATCGACAGTAATGTTTGCATTAGTATAGCTGCCTGCCGTAACACCACTATTTGATAATGTAGCCGTAATTCCAGTACTACCACTACCACTAACATCGCCACTTAGTGTGATGGTTTGGTTACCGGTTAAATACGTATTAGTGTCAAGCGACCAAGTATTTGCGGCTGTCTTCTTAAGAAATCCACTAGTACCTGTTAATCCTGCAATAGCTGTTAAATCGGCATCTAATGGTTGGGCGTCTGTGATACCGAAACCACTTAACGTCGTTGGATTAGTTCCAGCAGTAACTCT